TTATTAGATGTGTTAGCTTACAATACACACATCAATGGACTAACTGCAAACTTAGCAGTTAACGAATCATTTTTAAACTCAGCACAACTTAGATCATCAGTAGTATCACATGCTGAAAACTTAGGATATTATCCGCGATCAAAGATAGGTTCTACTGCAACGGTTAATATTACAGCAGAAACCTCAGATACTACAACATCAACTGCAACCCTTCCAGCAAATAGTTCTTTTACTACTTCAGTTGACGATGTCTCATACACATTTTTAACAACAGAAGATCATATAGCTACAAATGATGGTTCGGGTAACTTTGCATTTAAAACAACCGCTAACAGCGCAGATTTAGTAATAAAAGAAGGTTCTATAAAAACAAAAACTTTTATTGTAGGTGATGTTGACGACGAACAAATTTATGTAATTCCTGATGATAGTTTAGATACAACCACGATTTCTGTAAAAGTTTTTGACACCACAAGTTCATCTACATTTTCATCGTATACTGATATAAAAAATGCAGTTAGGGTTGATACAACCTCTCGAGTTTTTATCGTAAGAGAGACACCAAATGGATTTTATGAACTAACTTTTGGAGAAGGCAATGTTCTAGGAAGAGCACCAATTGCTGGTAATAAAATAGAAGTAACTTATTTTCAAGTACAAGGTTCTTTAGCAAATAATGCATCATCTTTTACAC